TTTGAGTACTAGATTATTTTTTCCCATAAAGTATTTTTTAGTTTTGTTTTAATTATCATTTGCATTAAGAAGGAGGGTCTAAAAGCTCTCCTTTTTATATTTTAACATTTCTTTAACACTTTTATATGTTTTTATTATTTACATTTACATCATCAAATAATAATTTAAAACAAATATTATGAAATCCAATCTAATTAAATTAAACAACATTAAAGAAAAATTGCAAGACAAATTTGAGTCAATGGAATGGGCAATGGATGAAAGGTCTGAAAGATGGCACGAAAGCGAAGCTGCTCAAGTACACGATGATAAAATGGCTGCAATAGATAGTGCTATTGGTTTAGTTGATGATGCTATCGATGAGTTATCAAATGCTTTTGATTTAGAAGATTTATTCTAATGAGAGTAAACAATTCAGTATGGGATGCATTAAAATCTACAATAGAAATGCATACAAATCAAGACCACAACATTACAGATGTGTTGATTAACTATCAAGTTAAAGAGAACAATGGAATTAAAAATATTATTAAATTAAATGTAACAATAGATTAAAATGGAAAAATTAAGAAAGATTCAATGCGAATTAAAAGCACCAAAAAACCAAAGAAACAATTTTGGAAAGTACAATTATCGAAGTTGTGAAGATATCCTAGAAGCAGTTAAACCTCTACTTGATAAACACAAATGTACATTAACAATCTCTGATGAAGTAAGAGAAGTGTGTGGTGTATTGTTTGTTGAAGCAATAGTATTTATATCTGATGGTAAAGATTCAGTACATACTAAAGCACAAGCTGGTATAGATCCAAACAGAAAAGGAATGGACATTTCACAGTCATTTGGTAGCTCCAGCAGTTATGCTCGTAAATATGCCTTAAATGGTTTATTTTTGATTGATGATAACCGAGATAGTGATGCTACAAACACACACGGAAAAGGTGCTAAATCAACTGAAAAGAGCTGGTTAAACAAAGGTACTTCTGAATTTAAGAAAGTACAGACATACTTAAAAGGTGGAGGTAACATTTCTAAAGTTGAAGAAAAGTACAGAATATCAAAAGAAGTAAAAGAACTTTTAACTAAATAAACATAAATTATGACAGAATTAACAACAGAAGCAGATGTAATAAATTTAATTGGTTTTGAAACACCTTTAAAATTTGAATTTATATCAGATAATATATTTACTTTTAGAACAGTAATACCAAATCAAAAAGATGATATAATATTTTATGAGATAGAGTTTTTTAGCAATCCAGATAAATCTTTAGATTTCTTTGCTTATGATACTTTTTCAAACTTTTTATTGAAATATCAAATACATACAGTAAGTGCTATAAACGAATCAACAAATACAAAAACAGAAATATATTTTAAAACTTATGAATAATTTTGAATTAAGAAAAACAAAAAAAGACCATTACAGATTCTTTATCAATGGAGTAGATGTAACTGGCGAACAAGAAAGAAGCACTTTTAGACATATTATAGAAGTGATAGATAATAAAATTACAACTGGATTATAAATTAAAAACAAGTAAAATTATGAGTACAAACAAAAGTTATTTATTAGGAGATGTTGAGTTAAGACTTGACGAAATCAAAAACCTTAAACAGTATTTTGAAAACGTTTTAACTTACAACGCAAAAAGAGAATTAGTTGCAAAAAAAGGAGAAGATGGAAAAGAGTTAAAGAAACTTAAATTAAACTTTTCTATTTTTGAAGAAGGCAACTACGGACAAAATGTTTCTTTTACTATTCCACAAACAAAGGAACAAAGAGATAATGGAGAAAAGAAAAGATATGTTGCCAATGGTAAAATTTACTATGCATCAGATAACTTACAATCTTTTGTTCAAAAGTCAGAAGCAAAGGCAGAGAAAGCAACACCAGTTGCAGCAGATGATTTGCCATTTTAAATTATAAGGGAGGTGTAAAAACCTCCTTTTTTTTTGACTATGTGGAACTATAAAGGACAAAGAATAAAATCAAGAGAAGATTTACCAGCAGAAGCAGTTGGGTTTGTTTATAGAATACTTAACAGACAAACAGAACAAGTTTACATTGGTAAAAAGATACTACTTAACAAACGTACAAGACCACCTTTAAAGGGATATAAAAGAAAGAGAATTGACTACGTTGAAAGTAATTGGATGAAATATACTGGAAGTAATAAAGAAAGTAAAAAATGGGAAATAGAAAATTGTTATAGGGAAATTATATATATTTGCTACAATAGAACAATGATGAGTTATTATGAAACAAAACTACAATTTACCGAAAACGTTTTAGAAAATGATAAATTCTTAAATGATAATATACTTGGTAAATATTATAAAACAAAAATACAAAAATATATAGATGACGAACAAAACAAAAATACAAGATGATGAAACAAAGAGAATGTTTATGCAACTTATGGAGGATGATGCCTATGTTGATATTAGCGAAGATGTTAAATATCCACCAGTTGCAATAAGTTGTGGCACTTACAATGATATAAATCATAATGGAGATGTTGTAGAATATCATATACCAATTGGTACTTATGGTAATTTTTCTTTTATACAAGCACCACCAAAATCAATGAAGTCTTTCTTTTCTAGTTTACTTGTATCAGCATATCAAAGTGATTCAAATAAATATAGTGGTTTATTAAAAGGACATAGAAAAGGCAGAAAGATAATTCATTTTGATACAGAGCAAGGAAAGTTTCATTGTCAAAAAGTATTTAGAAGACCAATACTAATGAATGATATGCCAGATGATGATAATTATTATACTTATGCTTTAAGAACAATGAGTTATAAAGATAGAGTTGATTTTATTGATTACATCTTAAATGACAAGTTAGAAGGTAAAGACATTGGTTTAGTTATCATTGATGGTATTGCTGATTTAGTTGCTGACGTTAATAATTTAGAACAATGTAATGAAGCTATACAAAAGTTAATGAGCTGGACAGATGAGTTACAATGTCATATTGTTACAATAATACATAGTAATTATGGGTCTGATAAACCAACTGGGCATCTTGGTAGTTTTTTAGAAAAGAAAGCAGAAACACAAATTAAGTTAGAAAAGAATGGTGTTAATCAAGGATGGATATCTGTTGAATGTAAAAGAAGTAGAAACAGAGGTTTTGAAACTTTTAGCTTTACAATAAATGAAAATGGTTTACCAGAATTTGTAGATAATGATATTGATTTATAAATAAAATTACTATATTGCGTTTATGCTAAAATGGAAAGAAAAAGATTTATTTGAATGGTTATCAAAAAACCATTACAAGACATTAGTAAACAGTAAAAATCCAATATCAAGATGGGATTGCTACGACATTGAAACGCAAAGCAGAATAGAATTAAAGTGTAGAAAGAAACATTACGATACTTTAATACTTGAAAAGTCTAAATACGATGCTTTAGTAAAAGAATCAAATAAACATTTTGATGTGCCAATATACATCAATAGTACACCACAAGGTATTTATCTATTTAATTTAAACAAAGTAGATTTAAAATGGTTTGAGAAATCATTACCAGCCACATCAGAGTTTCAAAACAGAAGGTGGGTAAAAAAACAAGTAACAGAAATAAATATAAAACAAGCAATAAAACTAAAATAAATGGAAACAATTAAACTATTAAACAACGAAGTATTTAACAAGCAAGACATTTTAAGTAAGATGATGGATGATGAATTTTACTATGGTTATCTTGGTGTAAATGCATTATCAAGTTCAGCATCAAAGAAACTTTTAGATTCTCCTTATGCTTATTATCGTTCACTAACAGAAAAACAAACAAATGTACAAGCATTAAGAGATGGTCAACTAATACACCTTATGGTACTTGAGCCACAAAAGGTAGACTACTTAACATTTACAGAAGGTACAAAAGCATCAAAGCAATACAAGTTAGCAGTTCAAGAAGTTGGCTCACACAACGTATTTACAAATGCAGAATATAATAAAGCAAAAAAGATATCAGAGAGGGTAAGAAGTGTAACTGATGTAAAAAATATACTGGATGGTGCAAGATTTGAAATACCAGCAATTGACACATATAATGATTTAGCATTTAGAGGTAAAGCAGATATATTAAAAGATGGTGTTGTAATAGATCTAAAAACAACTGCTGACATAAAAGGTTTTGAAAGGTCTGCTAATTATTTTTCTTATGACTTACAAGCTGCATTGTATTTAGAATTGTTTGGAGCATTTGACTTTGAATTTATTGTAGTTGATAAAAGTACACTTGACGTTGGCATCTTTAAATGTTCTGATAACTTTATTGATAGTGGTAAAAGAAAACTTGATATTGCAACACAAAGATATTATGACTACCTACAAACAGAAAATATAGAAGATTATGTTACAAGAGGAACTTTGTAAAAATAAAGAGATTATTGCTTATAGAAGTTGTGTTGATAGTTATTTTAGTAATGGAGATAGAAAAGACATAATGGAATATTGGCTACAACTATTTGAACAGAAAAGATTTTGTGAAGCAAAAGGAGTAGAGAAAGCACTTGAACTAATTGACATATACGAGGACTTAAATGCCAAAGATTAAAAAGAAGATACACTTAAAAAATTGTAATTATAATCATCAGCAGTATTGTTTTAAAAAAGGTTTTATTATTTACCCAGTTGTATCTGGTAATAGTTATAAAGTGTACTGCAATAGGATAAAAGGTAATTACTATATGAAAGGAAAAGAATTTAATAAACAAGAATCATTCCAAGCTATTTGGGATTTATACACAAAAATATACAACTATGACATTAATAAGATACGAGATTAAAGCTGGGTTTTTTAAAGGTTTACTACTTGGAGTAAGACACTATACATTTGATGATGTTGAAATGTACGAAGAAGATATTGTTTTGTACATTGGTATCTTTCAAATAATAATAACTAAAATATACGAGAAATAATGAATACAAGAGAAAAATGGGCAGAGATGCAAGAAGAACAAGATATGCTTAATGAATTTAATAAAGTAGCAACTGATAGAAAAGATATGCCAGTATTTAGTGGTGTATTGAAATACTTTCCAAATGCATTGAAAGAAGTGTCAAAATGCTCAAAAGCTGGTAATGACCAACATCATCCAGATAAACCACTACATTGGGATAAAAACAAATCAACAGATGACTATGATGCTTTATGTAGACATTTAATTGACCACACAATAAATCCTATTGATGATGATGGTGTATTACATTTAACAAAGGTAGCTTGGAGAGCATTGGCTGGGCTAGAAAGATATTTAACAAAAACAAAATAAATTATGTACAAAAGAAAATTAATACAGAAACTACAACAACTAATTGACAAATTACCACCTTGCATTAGAAGGCAAGAAGCAATGGATGACTTAATAGATTTAAAGTTAAGTGAATCGGATTATCATTATGTATCATTAAAAAATAAATACAAAGACTTATGAATAAATCAAGCACAGAAAAAGGACTGATATCATTTATAGTAATGGCATCAATAGTTGCTTATATTATAATTAGCATTGTTTGTATTGCAATTTCGTAAATGTTAAAGAAATGTTAAAGTCTATTAACATAGTTGTTAATTAAATAATTTGTTTTATATTTGAGTATTATTAATTAAAACAAAAATTATGCAAGCAACTATTAAATTACAAGAAATTACAAAATTAGATTCAACAATTGATTTAGCTAAATTATCAGTAACACTAGAAGATAAAACACTACAAAACTTTGGTTTCAATGGTAAAGTTACTTTTTTTATGACATCAACTGGTATGAGTTTAAGAGTAACAAGTGAACATTCTACACTTGAATTAATGAAACTTTGTGAATGGTTAAATGAAGCATCAAGTGATGATTCTAATTTAAGAGATAATGATTCAGAATTAAGAATTTTTGCTAAAGAAATGATTAAGACAAATAGAAAGTTAAATCAATCAAAAACATTATAATAACAATGGGAGGGTAAAACCTCCCTTTTAAAACAAAACAAGATGAAAAAATTACAAACTTTAGTATTGATTTTAGCACCAAGCTACTTTATAGCAAGAATGTTATTAGGTTTAATCTTTAACGTATAATTATGAAGAAGATGCTTACAAGATTCGGAGAGTTCGTATTTGTACTACTTATGATTATGATAGTTGCTTATATGTGCTTATGGTT